CATGGGTAGAGGCTATCGTAAAAGCATACGAGCCAGACATTGTAGTACTAGACATGGGTGATAAGTTTGCAGCCAAGACAAGTGACAAGTCAGATGTGTATCTTAAAGAGGCAGCTATCCATGCACGTAATATCGCTAAGCAATACAAGTGTGCAATCATCTGGATGTCACAGCTATCTGCTGTAGCTGAAGGTATGGTACGTGTAGATCAGTCAATGCTAGAAGGATCGAAGACAGGCAAGGCAGCAGAGGCTGACCTGATGGTACTGATCAGTAAGAACAAACCTGTTGAAGGTCAGGATGACGAAGAGAGTAACCAACGTCACCTCAACATTGCCAAGAACAAACTCAAAGGTGGGTGGCATGGTGTAGTACACTGTGAGTTAGACGGTGAACGGAGTCAGTACCTTGCGTAATGTATTGGATGTAGAGAACACAACAACTAAACGTGATGGCAAGAAGATGATGGACCCCTTCGAGCCAGGCAACACACTGACACAGGTAGGTGTGCTTGATGTAGATAACTGGAAGAACGAGAACATCATTACGCTTGATCACGTGGAGTACAAAGATAACAGTGGTGCAGGTAGAAAGACCTTGCAGTCTATCTTAGATATGACAACGCTGTTGATTATGCACAATGCACAGCACGACTTGATGTGGCTATGGGAATGTGGCTACAAGTATGACGGTCCTATCTATGACACGATGCTAGCAGAGTATTTGCTTGTACGTGGGCAGAAGATACCTGTAGGGCTAGAGGCTTGTGCTGAACGCAGACAGCTAGACTTCCAGAAGGATGACACGCTCAAGCGTTACTTTAAGGAAGGATACAACACAAATGAAATACCTCTCAACGAGCTTAGTTTTTATCTCAGGCATGATCTGCTCACAACTCGTGAGCTGTTCCTCAGTCAAGAACATGACTACGCCCAACCAGAATCAGCTTCCCTTCTTCCAGTCAGAGAAGTCACCTTCAACACCTGCAAAACCCTCACAAGAATGTACATGTCAGGATTCTGTGTGGATAACAACGCCATTGAAGTAGTGCGTAAGGAGTTTCAGAATGAGAAAGCGCAGATCGAAGAACGTCTTCAGCAACAAGTCAGGAAACTTATGGGGGATACACCTATCAATCTCAACTCTCCAGAGCAAATGTCCCAAGTTGTATTCTCAGTTGCGGTCAATAACAAAAAGGAATGGGCAGCGCTCTTCGACTATGTTGAAACACAAGAAGAGTTTAAAGCGGCGGTTAAAGCTAACACGACTCCGATACTACGTACCAAGGCTTTCACCTGCCCGACATGCAATGGGGAAGGTAAAACGTACAAAGTAAAGAAGGATGGTACACGCTTCAAGAAACCTAACAACTGTAAGGATTGCGATGCACGTGGCTATCAACTAACAAAGATCAACAAGATGGCAGGGCTATGCTTTGCTGCACCAAGTAAGAAGTGGGTAACGGCTAATGGGTTTGGCACAGGCAAAGACAACTTGGATGTACTCATTGCGACTGCTAAGAACAACGGGATGGATAGCGCTGTGGACTTTCTTACTGATGTTAAAAGGCTATCTGCTGTTTCTAGTTACCTTAGTAGCTTTGTTGATGGTATCGACATTTATAGAAAGCCAACCACAGGGATGCTACACGTTGGACTCACTCAGCACATCACAAGTACAGGTAGATTCTCTGGACGCAATCCCAACATGCAAAACATGCCAAGAGGTGGAACCTTCCCCGTGAAGCGTGTGTTTGTATCACGATGGAACAACGGTAAAATAATGGAGGCAGACTTTGCGCAACTCGAATTTAGGACAGCAGCGTTCTTGGCACAAGATGAAACAGCGATGGAAGAAATTGCAACAGGATTCGATGTACATTCGTACACAGCAAAAGTTATTACTGATGCTGGCGAACCAACTACACGCCAGGAAGCCAAGGCACACACCTTTGCCCCACTCTTCGGCGCTACTGGATACGGTAGATCAAAAGCTGTAGCTGCATACTACGAACACTTCACACAGAAATACCAAGGCGTAGCCAAGTGGCACAAGAAGTTAGCTGATGAAGCTATGCGGTTCATGAAGATCACTAATGTTAGCGGAAGACAGTACGCTTTCCCTGATGTGACAAGACGTAGCAACGGTAGCGTTACACACTTCACGATGATCAAGAACTATCCAGTACAAGGCTTTGCTACAGGTGATGTTGTGCCTGTTGTGCTGTGTGAGATAGAGCGTAGGCTTATGGATATGCAGTCATGCTTAGTTAATTCTGTGCATGATTCTGTAGTGATTGATGTACATCCAGACGAGACTGAAGAAGTAATACAAACTATTACGGATATGAACGAAGACCTAAACTCTTTAGTCGAAAAGGCTTATGGTGTTACCATGAATGTGCCTCTATTATTAGAAGCAAAACTTGGTGATAATTGGCTTGACATGTCTGACGTTTAGAGTATAACTAAGCATCTTTTAACTTTACGAAAAGGAAGTAAGTATGAGTACAGAACTAGCAATCGCAAACGATCTTGGTATGTCTTTGGCTGAAGCCATTGGTGTATCATCATCAGGTGGTGAGACAAAGAGTGTGTCGCTACCACGGGTTAACTTGATCCACAACGGCATCATGGGTAACATCGAAGTCAATGGCAAGTCAGTCAAGACTGAGGTAGTACCATCAGGTTCATACAAGATCACACAAGGCGAAGACAATGTAGTCTATAGCATCAACCCTAGCATTCGTATCTTTGCTGTGCGTCAACAGTGGAGTAAGTGGGATTCATCTGAAGAGAAGATGTTGAAGACTGTCATGAGTACAGACCTGAAGGGTGACCTGAAAGATAATATGGGTGGCTTCAACTTGGGTAGACCAACAGGTTACATTGAAGATTGGGACTCTGTGCCTGAGAAGACAAAGAACCTGATCCGTAGCATCAAGCGTAAGAAGATTATCTTTGGTATGCTAACTGCTAATGATTGCATTGACGAAGCAGGTAATCCTGTAGGTGCTATCACTGATCCAGTACCGTTTGTGTATGAGGTTCCACCATCAAGCACTAAGTCATTAGACAATGCGCTGGGTTCACTGACACGTAAGAACATCTTACCTATTCAGTACACGTTCAACCTAGCTGCTGATGAAGCTAAGCTACCTAATGGTAACGACTACGCTATCATGAAGCTTAACGCAGGTGACAAGGTAGACATTACCCCTGAAGATCAGGACACCCTGAAACACTTCATGGAGTACATCGAATACCAGAACTCTTACATCTTAAGTCAGTGGGACGAGAAGAACCAAGAGACTATCTCTGAAGCTGATGCATCTGTTGTGGCAGAGTTTGTCAACGTAGAAGAGGCAGACTAATGAACCATCATGCTGAACTAGCTGTCTACGACTATTTAGCACGTGCTACTAAGGGCGAGACAGACATGGCTGAAGACATCCGTAAGCAAGTAGCTGCGGATGTTGAGGCTGCACTAGAGAAACAGTTCAGCAGCGGTCCACGTGACAAGTTTAAACTACGGATGTCCAACATTGGGCGTCCGACTTGTCAGTTGTGGTTTGAGAAGAATGAACCTGAAGATAAAACACCTCTACCTCCCCACTTTCTGATGAACATGATCATTGGTGATATTGTAGAGGCAGTGTTTAAAGGACTTCTTCGTGCTGCTGATGTTGACTTCAAGGACAACGATAACGTTACGCTTAAGCTTAGTGATGGCACTGAGATCAATGGTGAGTACGACATGGTTATGGATGGCAAAGTGGATGACGTTAAGTCTGCATCACCCTGGTCATACAAGAACAAGTTTGCTAGCCTAGAAGCATTAGCACAAGGTGATGGCTTCGGGTATATCCCACAGCTAGTTGGCTACGCTACTGCAGCAGAGCTAGACGTTGGTGGTTGGTGGGTAGTGAACAAAGCTAATGGTGAGTTTAAGTATGTAGATGCATCAGGTGTAGACACTGGTGAAGTACTTGAACGAGTCGAAGCTACTGTGTCACACATCAATGAAGACAAACCATTTGAGCGTTGCTATGAGGCTGTCCCTGAGACTCACTATCGTAAGGCTACAGGTAACCTAAAGCTTGGTTCTGAGTGTGGCTTCTGCTCATTCAAACACAAGTGCTGGCCTAACCTACAGACGCTACCTGCTGTTAAGTCTACAGCACAGCAACCGCCTATGGTAGACTACGTGTTAGTACAGCCTGAGTACTTAGAGGTTGATCTTGGCTAGACGTACACACTTAAAGAGCTATCGCAGTGGCCTAGAGAAAGAGGTTGCTGCGTGGCTTAAACCTAAGCAAAAGAAAGTCAGATACGAACAGCTTAAGGTAGAGTGGGAAGACTTAAAGTATCGTACCTACACACCTGACTTCGTGCTTGACAATGGTATCATAATAGAAACTAAAGGCATCTTCGATTCAGCAGATAGACGCAAACACCGTGAGGTACAGCGTCAGCACCCTGAGCTAGACATACGGTTTGTATTCAGTAATGCTAACTCAAGGTTGTACAAAGGTGCTAAGTCTAGGTATTGTGATTGGTGTGACAAGTATGGCTTTAAGTGGGCGCACCGTGTGATACCCGAAGAGTGGTTAAAAGAAGACGGTGAAGAGATCAAAGTCAAACGAATAGAAGTTAAAACAAAAAGGAAAGTATAATGGGGCATACACTAAGGGACGATGAACTAGCTATCGTAATACGTCCACAGAACTACGAAGAAGATTGGGATGGTGACTGCTCTATTGAGTTGGTATCATCTAAGGATAACCCAGTGCCTAACGTTGTGATGGCACACATCATGAATGTAGCTACCCTGATGTCGGCATTCCTTGATGTAGCATCGGAGCACCCTGACGTTTATGACTTAGTAGAAGAACATCGTAACTATCTCATGGGACTTGACGATGAAGAAGAAGAGCTTGAGGTTACACGTGAAGGTAATGTATATACACTGAACACATGGACTAAGACGAAGGGTAACGCATGAAGATAGAACCAACACTAAAGAGTATGCTACTTGAAGATGACATTGATCCAGTAAACAAACCTGTTCATTACAACCAGGCTGGCATTGAATGCATTGAGGCTATCGAAGCTATGACTGAGAACATGTCAGGACATACAGCACCACACGCAGCTAACGTACTAAAGTATCTCTGGCGGCACGAATACAAGAATGGTCTTGAAGATATTGATAAAGCTATCTGGTATCTTAACAGACTACGCAAACGCTATACGGAGAAATATAAATGATAAACGAAGATGACATAGAAGCAATGCGCCCACGTATGCCACACGAGAAAGTAGCAGACTTTATTGTAGCATTCAAAGGATCACTAGACCCACGCTTGTGGATCAGCTTGATTGATGAAGAGCTAGCAGAGTTTCGTGCTGAAACATTCGGTACACATAACCACTTGAAGGAACTATGTGATCTACTATATGTATCGACAGGGTTATCTCTTACAGTACCTGAACATATAGGAATGCTAATGCGTGATGATGAACGAGAGAAGTCTCTCAAGCAGCAAGGGCAGGTGAGCCGTGCATTAGAGGAAGGCTTAAGGTACTACGGTGAGGATGTATTTATGGAAGCATTTGCACGTGTGCATGACAGTAACATGTCTAAGCTAGACAGTAACGGCAACCCTATACTACGTGAAGATGGCAAGGTTATGAAAGGGCCAAACTATAAGAAGCCCGATCTTACTGATTTACTGGAAAAGGCGGCATGAAGTTTGACATTAGAATGACAATAGATATAGATGAAGAAGACAACATACTTCCTATATCAGAAGATATGTATGAGCAAACCGTTAAGGAACTTATACAGGATGTTGTATACGATATAGATGCAGAGATTAAACAGATAGAGGTGAAACAAAAATCATGAGCAACTACCTACCAACAGACTACCAATCATTTATTCATAAGTCACGTTACGCTAAGTACTTTGATAACTACGGACGTGAGTCATGGGATGACACAGTAACACGCTACTCTACTAACGTCATTGGTGACAAGGTAGATGCTGAGACTAAGCATGACCTAGAACAAGCTATCGTAGGTCTAGAGATCATGCCATCCATGAGAGCTATGATGACTGCTGGCCCAGCGCTAGAGCGTGACAACACAGCAGGTTACAACTGTTCATACCTACCCGTAGATGACCCTAAGAGCTTCGACGAAGCGATGTACATCCTCCTCTGCGGTACTGGAGTCGGCTTCTCTGTTGAACGTCAGTACATATCTAAGCTTCCCGAAGTGCCTGTCCTCTATGACA